GAGGAATCGTGTGAACGAGGCGCATATTACTGACCTCACCATGACGTGTCAACAGTAAAATTAATACGTCATATCAATTGGTTAATTAATCTTCAAATTCAGTATTAATGTACATTTGATGAGCGAAAATGGTCTTCTTCCTGGCTATCGCGCAACCGAAGCATTGGGTTCTGGCGATAGAACTGGAAAAAACGTTGCCACAATGCCGGAAAACGTGGTGCAAACAACTCGGGGGCGCTGAAGAAATACTCGGATAATACCGCAAAGCATTCTGCAGGATCGGTTGCTGCGTAGGCATCTATACTGCAGGCCGTTTCACCCACCAGATCGATTTCATCCTGGATGTTGTTCATCGCGGCATGGAGATCATGCTCCCAGTTCGCAATTTCCCTCAGCGGAATAGCCGGAACGCCGCTGGCGCGATCGCCATTACGCATATCAAGTTTATGTGCCACTTCGTGAATAATCAGATTAAAGCCGGAAGCATCGAAGGAATCCTGGATATCAAGCCAGTTCAGGATCACCGGACCCTGTTGCCAGCTTTGGCCTGACTGAATAATCCGTTGATTGTGCACCAGCCCAATATCATCTTCCCATTCGTCATCCACGACAAACGGGGCAGGGTAAATAAGGACTTCATGAAAACCATCGAGCCACTCGATGCCTAATTCCAGAACTGGCAAACAGAAAAGCAGAGCAATTCGTGCACTTTTCAGTACGTCCAGTTCAAATCCTTGTAGCGCAACCAATCTTTTTTGCTGTAAAAAACGCTCAGCCAGGGCAATAAGCCTGGCTTGTTCTTGTTCAGTAAGATTCACCAGAAGAGGAATTGCCAGGGCATCATCCCAGGGCCAGTCATCATTCCGGGCTGTTTCTTGCTCTTTCCAGGGCCACTTAATCATCGTTTTGCTCGCAAACTCGTCACTTGAACGAAATTGACGGAACTGGGTCTGTTAAAATGCCAAATTACCTGGCATCATGGCAACCACCAGAACGGAGAGATGCCAGAGCGGCTGAATGGACCGGTCTCGAAAACCGGAGTAGGGGCAACTCTACCGGGGGTTCAAATCCCCCTCTCTCCGCCACTATTCAAACACTTAGCTCAATTCCTTTCAACGACTCATGTCACACTTGGTATAGTGTTGGTATATTCACTTGGTATAAAACTCGCCATCATCATCTTCTGATTTGCCCAAGACTGGAAGATCCAATGTGGGAGAAATTTTCACTTTTCTGTCATAAACCACAACCTGGCTTTCAGTTTTGTGACCTGAGAATAGTTGTTTATCCTTACTCGAGCCTTCGTAATCAGATATTCCCTTGGCTTTGAGATCATGAAAAGTACACGGCAGTTTTCTATCTAGTTTTTTTCCTGCTGCTTCCCTTGCCGTTTCCCACAGATCATTAAACCCACTTTTCGAGTATTTAGTTTTTTTGCTGCTACAGATAACCGTTTCCTGCCCACCCAGAGTTTTTGCAAGTTCGATGGCGTTATGAAGCCGTTCAGTCCAGACTTTTATTTGTTTAGTCCCGGTCTTTCCCTGCTGGATAAAAATGCCTTCCTCGCTTACTTGCGACCATTTGAGAGAAAGTACATCGGAAACGCGAGCTGCGCATAAGTAAGATATCTCCATGCCAACCCGGAGAGCTGGTGCCGCCTCTTCATAAATTGCCTGATATTCTTCGTCTGTCACGTACACGTCACGGGCTTTTAAAGAGAACTTGCGCACTCCTTTGCACGGATTTCCTTTCACGTACCCTCGTTCATATCCCCATGAGAAAACACGCGACATCCCGCCGAGTTCCTGGTTTGCCTGGTTAATACTGCGTTGGCCACGTTTATCCATATAGATCCTGACCATCTCAATTTTTATGTCATCTGCTCGCATATTCCCGAACACTGGGACCAGGTTTTTTTCATACGACCTGTAATCAGTCTGTGTCCGCGGAGCCAGTTCAGCAAAAGCTGGGCTGCTGGTGAATAACTTCCATAATTTAGAAAATGTCATTACGTCTGAACGCTTGGCTTTTTCTTCCTCATAACGCGCCCATAGCCGGGACATACTCGTCCCGGTAATAGGTGCAAGAGTTACGCTTTGTTTTGTTCCTTTGGGCTTCCACACATAGCTATAACGGTTTTTAGTTACGCGTGGCGGGAGGTGCTTGTCTTTAGGATCTTTTCTTGGTCTGCCCATTGATTGCGTCGTAATTTGGCTCAAGTGCAACATATTCATCGACCTTAGGTAATTCAGAAACTCCGGGATCAATACTTCTGCGCAATACAATTGGGCGGTTCCGCCCATCAGTGGTGAACGGTATGCCGTGACACCGCAGCTGTCGCTGCTGGTGGGTGTAGCGCTGATAGCCAGTAATTTCTGCAATTTCCTGAGGAGACAGTGTAAGTTCGTGCATAGCTCATCTCTCTGATGGCCTGCCTGTAGAAACATACCAGGCAGGATCCGTAAATTGTGAAATTAGAAAATCAGTTTGCGGTCAGGCGTTGCCAGATTGCTGATACGTATTTGATCTGATGCCGGGCATCAGAAAGTGCATTGTGCATGTCACCTTCAAACGGGATGTCGTAGCGTGGGTTGATACCGACAGATTTGCCTAGTTCAACCATGGTCCTTACGTCCCTGTCATTCCAGAACGGAACAGCGAAGGGAGTATCCGTTAACGCGTATGCGCGGCGAAGAATGACGTTATCAAACGAACACCCATTACCCCATAACTGAACGGTGTGACTACCGTTAGCAGCATTTTCAGCAATAAAATCAGCCAGAAGTTCGAGAGTCTCTAGCAGCCCCATGGCTTCATCGACAAGAATGGCAGAGCGGGCTTCAGACGATTGTTTCAACCACCACTGAATCGTCGACGCATCCGGTTTCATCCCAAACGACATCGATGATTCAAGGCTGACAACCCGATAAAACTCGGCACCAGTGTTACCAGTTGAAGGATCGAAAAATACAGCGCCGATAGAGACTATTGGGGCATCAGGACTGTTGCCCATAGTTTCCATATCAACCATGAGGTGAGTATAAAAAGCGTTCAGGGGGGCCGTATTAATATGGTGAACGGGTTCATTATTCAGGGAAGCTGGCGCGTCACCAGTTGCATCAGCGCTTTTAACTGGCAAAACTGCTGTTTCGCTCTGAGACATTTCAGGATTAGCTTTGATTTCGTTGTTGTCAGTTTCTTCCATCTGCACATCGCTGGTGGCTTCCTCTGTATTGGCATGATGTAATTTATCCTCGACGGCGCGCTGGCGTACCTGGTCTACGACAGAAAGAGCTGGCGCTTGCGTGTTCCCCATTAGGCCACCGATGGAGAACACCCCGTTGCCCATGTTGGCGATTTCTGGTTGTTTGGCTACAGCGTTCTGTTCAGCTGTGACTTTCTCGTTAATCTCGTTTTCCCAGCTTTTTTCTGGCACGTGACCGGCTGCCGCCAGGATTTCTTCAGTTGGGTGCTGGTGGTCGGTTTCAGTCAGGTTCTTATTGATGTAACGGCTCAGCAGTTCCGGGAAATGGTGAGTGTTTTCTTCTGCACTGCGAATAAGCGCGAAAATAGCGGCACGGGAATAATCCAGGATGCCAGCGCGTTTGCGCAGGGCGACGGACCACTCTTTGAACGGGCTTTCGTTTTTAGCAATGATCTCTTTTGCGCGACGGAAAACGCCACCCGGAATATCGTAGATGTTGAAATCCATTGGAAGTGTGGCCAGCGCAATATCAATGTCCAGAGTGTCCAGCGAGTGGACAAGTTCCGGGTTGCGATCGGTCTTATTGCCCCCACCAGCGTTGGTTCCGGCATCAGAGCGCTGAATCTGAGACACACGATTGCCCTTACACCACTCTTTAACCAGCAACCCGCGATCAATGTGTTCAGTGTTGAACCAGGCCTTAAAGAACTGAATTACGGTAGACAGATCCACTCGTTTACCATCAACCGGGAAAATAGTTTTTAGCGCGCTGACAATTTTCCAGATATCGATCTCTGGCGCTTTCCTGAATGGTTCTACATTCTCTGCAGCAAGCAGCAGATTTTGCACGTAGCTGTTATCCACATCCAGCTCAAGTTCCTGAATGGTTTTCTTCTGTTCAGTATCAATATGGTAAGCATATTCATCAGAAATAAACTGAGCTAAAAGGCGCTGGCGTAGCGGGAGGGTCGCAACGGTAATGAGTTCTGGCGTTACAGGTGGAACGGTGGGCTCATCACCCACAATTCGTGCTTTCTTATCGTTAATCCACTTCTGCACGGTTTGAGTCCGCATTTTCGGTTCCGTAATCCATTCGGTAATAAATTCCTCAAATGAAGCGACGGTATAAACCTGCTCACGGTCGAAGACTTCTTTTATGGCGTTTGCCAGGTTCCACTCGACATGGGCAGAAAGCTCTTTCGCCGCTGGCACATTTGCAACGGCCAGTAACAGGTTTTGTATATAGAGATCATTATCGTCCAGTTCCATCTGTCCAATCTCGACGTGCCGCGCTTCACTGATTTCCTTCTCTTCGCCGTCATTTAACAGGTGCGCAATCAGCCGCTGAGACAGGCGCAGGCGAGATATGGGGCGGAGCAATGCTGGCGCATCGCTGGTGGATACATTGGCACTGGAAGTTTCAGGTTTTTGCTGGCTGGAAGCCTCCAGATTTTCATTCTCCGGCTTCTGTTTCAGTTGCCACGTCTGCTGGTCTTCTGCCAGTTCGTAACGATCGCACCATGTGTCATCAAGTGTGCTTTCCTCAGGTAGATCGTCAACAACAAACCAGTTGGTGCGGACAGGTAATTGATAGTCGGCGCCACGACCGACGGCAATATCGTTATCTTCGAGAATATTGAGGATTTCGCGTTCTGCACGGGAATCTGATTTCGCAGAGAACCAGCAAAACAGGTTTTTTGCCTCAGTTGCTTTCGCTTTGGCTTTAATAAGATACGCATACGTTAACATTGCGTTCGGGCTCCATTGGATTGTAAGATACCCGGCAGCTGATGATCGCCGCCTAAGGTAGTGGTTATTGGTCAAAACTCGTTCCGGAAAGCTTTGGTCGGCTGACCGGGTACTTAACCCGCCTTGCGCGGGTTTTGTGCTTTATGGGGTGGGGGATTTTCCCTGCGCCAGCTGTGCGACGGGGACCCACTCCAGAGCATTCAGCACGGGCTCAAATGAATCAGGCGTGTGAGTAACGGCGCGAACGACGTCAGCCACGCTGGGGTTTGCTTTACTAAGGTGGTACCCGCCACCAGCGCCACGCTGGCTGGTGACGATTTCACTGCTGCGCAGCTTCGAGAAAATCTGCTCGAGGTAAGACACAGACAGTTTTGATTCCTTACTGATAGATGCGATGGAAACAGGGCTGCCGTTGTAAATCCTGTTGAGGATGGCAACCACCTGAACAGATGCCACCACACGTTTCATTCCAAACTCCATATTCACTTCCTTACTGATGCTGGCAACAGCCATTGGTCAAACTCGTTATGAACGAACTGCAGTCTGTTGGTCGGCAGACGGGTCGCCCTTCTGGGCGAGTATGTAGCAAATCAGTCGAATGATTACTTCAATGCGATTTAGATGTACGGCCTGACACCGCACTGGTTTACGTGCGAAATCGATCATGGATTTATCCTCTTGCGTTGCCCTTGTCGCCAGGCTGGCGGAACGTTGAACCTGCTGCGTGTTAATACTTGTCATCTCATCCGGTGATTCGTATGCCGCCGGCAGCTACTTCGTGGGCGTCCTGCCTTGATGACGTTTTGCAAACTGTGTTTATATTTAAACTCTAAATGTGTTTAAAAGTCAACACGACATGTGTTTAAAACTGTGTGGATGAAAACGATATGGGAAAAGGGAAGGAGATAGGCATAAAAAAACCAGCCAAATAGGCTGGTTATGTAGCTTAAAATTGTTGCTTAGTCGTCAGTTGGCTTGAATCGTCCTCGAAGGTACTTCTCGACATATTCATCAATTTCTTTCAGTCGCAATTGAAAGGTATCGATCATTTTGTCTTGTTCAGACTCCGGCAACTGGTCAAATAGGGTGATTAACTTACGGTGTTTAGGCGTTAACCATGATTCGGCGTGATCATTACCAAACATTAGCTCTGCCGGACTAATACCGAGAGCTTTCGATATTGTTATAGCGTCGTCAACGCCAACATTGCGGCGACCTGCTTCATAGTTCCCGATGCGCGACTGAGCCCACCCACATAACTCTGCGAGTTTAGATTGCGACATATTTTTCTGTTCGCGTAACTGCTTCAGTCTGGCGGCAATTGCAGTGTTTATATTCATTACTGATTTTTACCACGTTACGTGTTATCGCTCAAAGAACGTTTCGTCTTGACTATCTAACACATTATGTGTTTAATTCAGCTAAACACTATATGTGAGGACAAGATGAACAACATCGCCAAAGAACGGCAAGCGCTCGGTTTAACTCAAGAGCAATTAGCCAAATTATTCGGGTGGCGTCAGTCAAGACTCTCAAATTATGAGAACGGGACACGCCAGCCTGGACTACCGGAATGCAGATTAATTGTGGAGAAGCTTAACGAGTTAGGGCGCACCTGCTCTCTTGATAGTGTATTTCCGCCACAAAGTGAGGTCTGAAAGATGCAATCAGTAGCTTATACCCATAATAAAACACGGTTAGCCGGTCCGGTGAAATCGCAAAATCATTTTAAACCCCAGCGCCGCGACAGCATTCAGCACCGCGTCATATTGGCAGCCGTTCGTGAATGGGAATCGACATTACCAGGACAGGCACAGGAACGGATCGCTCAGCTGGTGGCAGAAGAGTGGGCCAAGGCAGATGGCCGTGGAATTGTTGTTAATAAGCAGAATTTATTCCGATATCTGAAAAACGAAGGGGGGTCAGAAAAGTATACGGCTTACGTTATGCAGCTGTCAGGCTCAATCATTGCTGCTATGCCAGTTCAGATTGCAAGGAAGCACGGGCTAAGTAATGCGAGCACAGAAGCGGAGTTGGTGGCTAGCGCTATCAAAGAATGCAGTGAGGCACACCAGGCGAAATTAGTTGGCGCGCCATTACAGAAGCTTGAGAAGGAGATTCGTGAAGCGGCAATCGCATTGTTCAACATGTTACCTGCTGACGCGGCGGGACCACTACTGGCGAGTATAAGTGCCGTAGCGCCGCAATTGTTTTAATCGAGTTTTGAGCAATAACCATTACGTGCCGGGAAACCGGACAAGGGAGTAACCATGGCAGCTCTGCCTTACATGCAACTTTACATTGCTGATTACCTGGCGGACACCATGCATCTGTCTACAGAAGAGCATGGCGCATACCTGCTACTGATGTTCAATTATTGGCAAACAGGTCGCCCGATCCCCAAAAACCGACTATCGAAAATTACACGGCTGAGTAACGACCGTTGGGATGCCGTTGAACCTTCGTTGAAAGAGTTTTTTAACGATAACGGAACCGAATGGGTACAGGAGCGTATAGAGCGTGATCTGGAGGCGGTTAAAAACTCGATCAGCCAAAAGTCAGCAGCTGGAAAAGCATCCGCTCAGGCGAGAAAAGCTAAAAAAGGAGCGAATAACCAACAAAATAACAACGGGTGTTCAACGGGTGTTGAGTCACCGTTAAAACAGAACGTCAACGGAAACCCAACTAATAAAGATCCAGATACAGATACAGATCTAAAAGAAAACCAAGAGAGAGAGTTATACGCGCCAGGTGGCTTTTTACCGCCCATAGGCAAATTTCCGATCACAGATGACTGGACACCTGGTGATGACTTTGTACACCAGGCTGCGCAGTGGGGAATAAACCTTGGGGATCTACCAGGGTATACCTCCGTCGAATTACAGCAGTTCCGGGACTACTGGAAATGCGAAGGGAAAGTTAAACATCACATCCAGTGGGAACAGACTTTTGCTTCCAGCCTGAAAACATCACGCGCCAAATCTTCCTCACCATCGGCAGGTACACGTCGACAGGCTGGCTTTGGCGTTTCACAACCTGACACTCAGATCCCGCCGGGATTCAGGGGGTAATGATGAAATCGACGCATGATTTGCTTGGCCGTCTGCGTAATCTCATGCCTGCAGGTGTTCAGCCGAAATTTACCAGCAGTCAGGAGTTAATGGCCTGGCAGCAGGAAGAAGGGCGAAAGCGCGCAGCTGAGCTGGAAAAACAAAATCAGCGTAACCGTTCAGAAAGGATTTTTGGGCGCTCAGGGATCTGCGAGTTGCACAGGGGGTGCTCATTTGCAAATTACCAGGTGAGCAACGACGGGCAGAAACACGCGCTGACGATGGCAAAGAGCTACGCCCATAACTTTGGGAATGGCTTTACCAGTTTTATATTCAGCGGCAGTTGCGGAACAGGGAAAAATCATCTTGCCGCGGCAATCGGGAACTACCTGCTTCAGCACGATTATTCCGTTCTGGTCGTGACAATACCTGATTTGATGCTTCGCACCCGCAAGTGCTATGACGAGGGCCAGTCTGAGTCTGATTTGCTGGATGATTTGTGCAAGGTTGATTTGCTTGTTCTTGATGAGGTTGGTGTTCAACGTGATACGCGCAATGAGTGGGTATTACTTAATCAGATAATCGATCGCCGTATGGCGTCAATGAAACCAGTGGGTGTACTTACAAACCTGAATTATGACGAATTATCAAAAGTTCTGGGTGAGCGGGTCATGGACCGCTTAACCATGGATGACGGTATCTGGGTAAATTTCGCCTGGGGAAGTTATCGCAAAAATGTGACCCATTTACGGGTCGTGAAGTAACTAAAACGAGTATTGACCAATGACCATAGAAATCTCTCAGAAAGATCGGGTAGCGATAGTGGTACGCCATACCCCGAACTGCGTATTACGTGATGTGTGTGAAGCGCTGGATATTCCATCCGGTACCGCTGGTAAGTTTCTGCGCGCGCTGACTGTCAGCGGCACAGTCCTGCGCACTCACAACGGAACTCAGTATGTTTATAACATCTCTCCGGATGCAGAATTACCTGACGTAAAGCTGCCCTTCATGGAAGAGAAAAGCGATCCGGCTGAAACGCAATTAGCGGAGAAAATGGCGAAAGACCTTAAGTCACGGGGACTCTGGCGGCGCGCGGCAAAGGTATATACCGACATGTTAGACATTGCCCGTAGTTCAGCTGAAGTGTCACGTATAGAGCAGCAACGTAATGAATGTCTACGTATGGCCCGGAGATGATCAGCATGCCAAGACCAAATACACCAGAAGAGCAGGCGGCACTTATTCGGGTGATCATTGAAGAGGTGAAAATCCGTGGACGCTTAACCGTTAGCGAGGCATCACAGATGTTGTCGCTGCATCGTCAGACTGCTGAGAAGTATTTCCGCGTCGCAGCCGAACGCGGCGAACTCATTCGTTACGGTCGTCTTGGTTTGTTCAGGGATCAGAAGGCTGTGATTGATTTCGATCTCCAGCGTTTTTCATACGGATCGAGTAAACCTGTTATTGAGTTACCTGCAGATTTTCGGGGAAGTGCAGTTATGCGCCGGGTTATAGATATCGTGGGGAGGATGCCAGCATGACAACCGAAAAACGGCGGAACATGGCTTTCACTACTCGACGTTGAGCATGTCCTGCTAGTGGTAGGCGTAAGATTTAAGGATGAGTGAAGGAACCTCAACTTTACGGCTCTATCTGATTCCTTTTCATTACGCTGGCGATGTCCTCATGGTTATGCTTATCTGTAATAAGAATGATATAAATAGATTAGGTATTATCATTTGAACAGTCACGATTTTCCTTTCGCGAAGTGGGCATTGAATTAACGAGGGTATCGATATGAACACTCAACCAGCTATCGGGATTAGCGGATGCTTGACCGGAACAGCTGTGCGGTTCGACGGCGGCCATAAACGAATGGGTTTTGCGATGGATGAACTGGCTCAGTGGGTAACTTTCAAGCCTGTCTGTCCGGAGATGTCCATTGGTTTATCTGTTCCCCGCCCAGCATTGCGCCTGGTTCAAACCAATGAAGGTTATATTCGCATGCGTTTTAGTCACGAGCCTGGTGAGGATATAACTGACAAAATGACTGAATTCACAACTCCATATATCCGAGGGCTTAGCACCTTGTCTGGCTTTATTGTCTGTGCCAAATCACCGAGTTGCGGTATGGAGAGAGTGAGGTTGTATGACGAAATGGGAAATCGTGGGCGGAAAGAAGGCACGGGCCTTTTTACTGGTGCGTTAATGGAAGCATATCCGTGGTTGCCGGTTGAGGAAGATGGACGTTTGCACGATCCGGTACTGAGGGAGAATTTTGTCGAGCGCATCTTTGCTCTCAATGAACTTAACATCTTAAGGGCTAATGGCCTTACGCGTCATGGGATACTTAGTTTCCATAGTCGCTATAAGCTCCAGCTTTTGGCTCATAACCAAGCAGGCTATCGTGAAATTGGGCCTTTTGTTGCTTCGATGCATGAGTGGAATGATTTGGAAGCATTTTTTGTTCTTTACCGAGAAAAGTTAATGGCAATCCTCAAGAAGCCGTCCTCACGGAAAAACCATACCAACGTGTTGATGCACATCCAGGGATACTTCCGTAACCAGTTGAATACACGTCAGCGCGGAGAACTGCGTGACGTTATTCTCAACTATAGCAGTGGACTCTTGCCGATACTCGCTCCACTTACTTTGCTAAAGCACTATCTGGCTGAATATCCAGATCGCTATTTGCTTACTCAGAACTATTTTGACCCCTACCCGGATGATTTAGCCCTACGCCTGATGGTTAATTAGTTTTTGAATACAGCCTTTAAACTATTTAATCTCTGGATCTTTAACCCGCTCCGGCGGGTTTTTTCTTATCTATACAGTGTTGCCACTCAGATTTAGTGAATCCCTAATGCTAGGAAAAGCTCAGTGTATACAACGGCATGGCTTTGGCAAAAAGTGCTATTAACCACTTGAATATGAGATTCAATAGGTATACTGTATGAATGTACAGTATTTTGATGTAGAGGGAATTATGAAGGTAGAACTTACGATCAACAAATCAAAAGACCTGCCGCGCGGAGCCATACCCGCACTTGAGAAAGAGCTGCTTAAGCGACTTCAGAATCAATATGGAAATTGTTCTCTAGTTATCCGCACGGCTGGCGGTGATAGCTTGACAGTTTTTGGTGGCGATAAGGGCGATAAAACGAAGGTGGAGGAAATCCTCCAGGAGACCTGGGAAAGCGCTGACGACTGGTTTTATTAGTTTTTTGGGTATTACTTTATCCCGATTGCATGGGGGAGTTTAAGTGAAAGAAAAATTAGAATTGCCCAAAAAAGGCTACGCAGTCATCAGATGTCACGATGGAGTCATCGTTGCCAGGCTGCGATCATTTCCTGAGTGTGAGCGCGCACTGATGTACCGTCGCGGTAGCATGGTGTCTTTCATGCCTCTTCAGGATGATGAAATTATTGGTACACCTACGTTGTTTACTCAGATGCTGGAAAGGGCTGGTTATCGCGTTACCCAGAAATCTGTTACACTCCCGTCATAGGCCTGAACAACCTATACCTGCTGCGCCACAGGAGAAAAGCCCATGGCGCAAGATCAATTCAAGCAATCCCACATACTGACGTTAACCAACGCCAGCGATTTTCTTTTTGCCGCATCCAGAGGTGCGTTATGAAGAAAAGCTGGTTTCAACACACCCAACTCACCACTGAGCAGGCTGACGAACTGGAAGCCCGCTATAAAGCAAAGCAGATTAAGACCAAGCGTAGTCTGGATAATGACTTTATTCACTGGACGATCAGCGCGTTCTTGCCGGAAGTATCTAGGCCTCCTCGTCAGGACAGAACCTGGCAACAACGGATCTGGAGGTGAATGTGAAAGTCTACGATATTACCCCAATGGGCAAGCCCAGAATGACGCGTGCTGACAAATGGAAAAAACGCCCCGAGGTTCTGCGTTACTGGGCTTTCTGTGATGAAGTTCGTCTGCGGGGTGTTGAGCTGGCGGAAAGCGGTTCACATGTCACCTTCATTCTTCCGATGCCAGCGAGCTGGAGCAAAAAGAAACGGGCTGAGTTCAATGGTAAACCACACCAGGCTAAACCTGATTTCGACAACATGATGAAAGCCCTGATGGATGCCATTTACGAAGATGATGCTCACATCTGGGATTCACGCGTCACTAAATTATGGGGAGAGAAGGGGCAAATAATTATCGGGGAGATTGCAGAATGAGGGCGTTGCTTAAACCCGTGGTTGCGCGTGAACTTGGAATTGTGCTGCTCAAGCCGGGCAGTGAGCTGATGTCATTATTCAGTTCTGAGCGTGTACTGGTGGAAAGCCAGCCAGCAGGTATGGAGCGTTTGCCTGCAGGCCGTGTTCCTGACGTTCGCCAGCCGCTTGCGTGTGACGAGTCCCTGCGACCGTTCTTCCTGGATGAAAAAGTTATTAAGGCAGTTGGTGGTTTGAGTGGCCTTGATTACTGGCTTCTGCGTTATGGCGGAGGCTGCTGCCAATGGCCACACAGCGATTACCATTATCACGAGTTAACCACTCTGCGTCATGAACCCGGATCGGTTCTTCTGTGTGGACATTGTGATAACCATTTGCGTGACCACTACAGCGAGCAACTTGCAGAGCTGGCGAGACGTAATGTTATTAGCTGGATTATCAATAGCATTATGGTGGCGCTTAATCAGGATCCATCCAGAGAACTGTCGCTTGCGGAGCTTTGCTGGTGGGCGGTACGTATGGGGGTTACCGACGCAATTCCCGAATCAGTAGCCTGCCGGGCGCTTCGTATTCCTTCAGAAGAGCATCAGCCAGTCATGCGTGAATGCGATATCGAACCTGGCGTGTCCTCCACCAGCATCATTACAGCCAAAGCCAGCACAGTAACCGTGAACATGGCACCAGCACAGGTGCCAGCGGTTAAGCCCGTAATTAGTGTTCTGGTCGATCCTGAGTCCCCGCAAACCTTTATGAAACGTCCAAAGCGGATCCGCTGGATGGCTCCCAGATATCTGGCATGGATTAAAACTCAACCCTGCGAATGTTGTAGGCGACCGGCAGATGATCCGCATCACCTGATTGGCCATGGACAGGGGGGGATGGGAACAAAGGCGCACGACTTGTTTGTTATACCACTGTGCAGAGAACATCACGATGAGTTGCATGCTGATCCTGTGGCATTTGAAGCGAAATATGGTGACCAGTTGATGCTTGTTTTTCGCGTTATAGATCGTGCGCTGGCAATCGGCGTACTGGCATGAATAGAGGAGATAACATGCGAGATATTCAGATGGCTTTAAAACGATGGGGCGGTTGGGTCGCTAGTGATAGTTCAGGAGTGAACTATTCTCCAGTAGCAGCAGGATTCAAGGGGCTGTTGCCCCAGACATGCAAAACCAGATTGTCTTGCAGTGATAACGATGGGTTAATTATTAATTGCGCAATGGCCAGACTTAAGAAACATGATCCTCTTTTGTGTGTGATGCTTGAATGGTATTACGTCCATTGTATTCCCGTTCGTGTTATGGGGAAAAAGTTGGGAATTTCCCATACGCAAGTATTAAAGCGACTGCAGGCTGCTGAGGGTTTTATTGAAGGTTGCTTGGCGATGGTGGATGTAACTCTGGAGATGGATATAGAATGCCCGAGAAAAAATACTGGCACATATAAAGCAAAAAGGGTTGTGGAATTCCAAAAAGCTATTTAGTCTGTTAAGTATTGTTATTTCGCACCGCAATTTGTAATAACATCTGCTTGAATTTGCAGTGTTTTCCAGATGATACCATGATTCCTAGCCCCTGCTTTCAAGCTGGGGCCAGCAGGACGCGGCGAACTAACAGGTTAGATGAAAAGAAGTATAGTCGCTATCAGCGTGCAGCATGAGCTCTTAAGACCTGTCAGCCAGTCGTTTAAGTAGATTTTCGGATACATATGAAACTCTCCCTGTTTTTAAATTATCTATTATGATTCCAGAAGTCAGAGGGGGCTACAAGTCATGAGAGATATACGTTCGCTGCCGACGGGCCTCGAAGACCATTTATTCGACAAAACTCAACGCGTAATCCGGGAAGGAGTACTTCTGAGTCACGGAGGTTTAGAGCTGAAATGTGAAGCTGCACATCTTTGCGACCATCGGAGGGGGAGATTAGACCTTTTCCGCTTTTGCAGTCAAAGGCTGTGACAATACCTGTCATTTTACGAGACAAAAAAATTCCTTAAAGCTAATAACGAGGTGCACTATACACATGCTCATAGATAATGCCAGAAATACTTTTCGGCCATCGTGAGATCTGGATGGCTAAAATAAATATTGATTATTATATACGCCCATGCGTTAATGATTGTGTCGGTTTTAAGATCAGACAAAATACAAAGTAGTTTACTAAAGCAGTTCTCATTTCAGGTGTTGTATATTTATCCCTTCTTTGAGTCTCTCCACTAAGCGCTAAGTAGTTTCTGTAATAAAACCATGTTCGCCGGAAGGCCAAATTAAGGAATGAAAATGTCAAATAAAATGACTGGTTTAGTAAAATGGTTTAATGCTGATAAGGGATTCGGTTTTATCTCTCCTGCAGATGGTAGTAAAGATGTATTTGTTCATTTCTCTGCTATCCAGAGCGATAATTTCCGCACCTTGTTTGAAGGCCAAAAAGTCTCATTCTCCATTGAGAATGGTGCTAAAGGTCCGGTTGCCGGCAGTGTAGTTATCACAGAGTAAAATCCTTTTTTTGTCTGTATGCGATAACGATGACGGCTAAGGCCTGAGTAGATATACTGACAGAAGTAATGGATGTATTGTTGGATCAGTAGCGTTAGAATGTTACTGATCCAGCATTAAAGGCAACGGTGAGCATATTTCATCTCTATCTTGAAAAGAAAGTATACTGACCATTGTCGTTGAGTGTAGGTTCACTGCACGGAAAGCTTAACGGTAGAGACTAACTGCTTGCCTTACACTACTAAAGTATGCAAGGGGATGGTTTTCCCAGATATCATCATAATTACTATTCATTGAATATGAAAATACTAAACCCGCAGCCAGCGGGTTTTTTATTATCTGTAACTTGAATAATCTTAAAATACAGACGTAGTGATTCTGTGCGAGAAACGGTATCTCAAACAGATTCAGGCTGCTTCTTTTTGATTCGTCTGGAATACTTTATTGCAATGAGGACAGATTAAAAGGGAACCTTTTTGTACTCTTGAAAAACTGTGTTCAGATTGCTGGGTACAGTTTGGGCAGGTACATTTGACAAGATAGTTACGGCGTGATTTAGAGTCTTTACGTTCTGACATAGGCTTTTCCTTGATGGATGGACTTCAACTTTACCTTAATTTGCCCAGGAAATCTTAATTTTATGAAAAGATAGGAAGCTGATAAAAATATCGGTGACTGAATTGATATAGCCATTAGTAAGGTAACGCGCATAGATTGATTGTAATGAGTCGCCGAGAAGATAGTGGTTAGCGGTGAATAGCACTAAGAAAAAGTCTCGTAAAGAACCTGAGTATGAGAATGCCCCTATCTGAGAAAACGGACAGTGACCTAATGGGACGTCTCACCCTTGTCCGTTGTGTTTTCTTGCACAAACAGCATATGAGTCTTCCTTTACAATATGATTTTTAGTTATTGGGGGAGATATGAAGGAAGGGTATTACTGGATTCAGCATGTCGGTGTTGTACAGGTAGCGTACTATACGAATGACACTGTTGATGATCTGGAAACAGGTAAAACAATCACAGGTGTCTGGCATCTGACCAGAGGCGATGACATTTGCCATAACGGTGAAGCTGAGGTGCTACAAGGCCCAATCACTCCACCAATGTAAACACCCGTACTTACTCCGAGGCTGCCGCATGGCGGCCTTTTTCATTTCAGGCTCACGGGTATCACTCACTACGTGCTTTGTTGATAAATCCAGCACGTGAAGCCTGACCCTTTTCATACACACACAGCGCCATCCGAAAAATCGGAGGTGAGGCTATGACCAGAATGAGCACCATTTACAGCAGACTTTCATATGGAACAGGAACCACGCTGACCGGCTGCGGTGTATCAGCGAAGGCATATGCCGAAACAGCCAAAACAGCAAAAGAGGTGTCCTGGATGTTGGCCGACAGAATTGCAGGATTAAGCCTGAGCGACTGGGCAATTATTGTCGGTATTGCATGCACCATTATTACCTGTGCAGTGAACTGGTATTTCCGCTGGAAAGAACGGGAGGATCGGCGCAATGGCTATGCCACCAAAGCTGAAGAATAAACTGAGTGCAGCGGTCGTTGGTTTGATTCTTGCGGGGGCTTCCGCGCCCGTGATTCTCGATCAGTTTCTGGATGAGAAAGAGGGTAACAGCCTGACAGCATATCGCGACGGCGGCGGACTCTGGACTATTTGCCGTGGTACCACGATGGTTGATGGTAAGCCAGTAGTTCAGGGCATGAAGCTGTCTGCTGAGAAATGCGCCAAGGTGAACGCCATAGAACGCGACAAGGCGCTGGCGTGGGTTGAGCAAAATATCAAGGTACCACTGACCGAACCACAGAAAGCCGGGATCGCATCTTTCTGCCCATATAACATTGGTCCCGGAAAATGCTTCCCGTCTACTTTCTATAAGCGAATTAATACAGGAGACCGTAAAGGCGCATGTGAAGCCATTCGCTGGTGGATTAAAGACGGTGGTCGCGATTGTCGCCAGACCAAAGGCCAGAAAAATGGCTGCTATGGGCAGGTAGAGCGACGAGACCAGGAAAGCGCGCTGACGTGCTGGGGGATAGACTAGTGAGCCTGCGCTATCAGTTTATTGCCATTTTGCTGCTGGTGGCCGTCGCATTCATCGGCGGAAATGCCTGGAGTAACCGTGGCTGGGAAAGTAAGTGGGCGGAACGTGATAGTGTGGAATCATCGCAAATGGCGAACGCGCAGACCGCAGCCCGCATGATTGAACAAGGGCGAATTATTGCTCGGGATGAGGCCGTTAAAGATGCACAAGCACAAGTCGCTAAATCTGCTGCCACTGCTGCTGGCTTGTCTGCCACTGTTAGCCAGTTGCGCACCGAAGCAACAAAGCTTGCCGCCCGCCTGGACGCCGCAAAGCACACCACAGATCTTGCCGCTGCCGTCAGAAGCAAAACAGCCGCAGCCGACGCCGCAGTGCTGGCCGACATGCTCGGACGCCTTGCAGAAGAAGCTCGATATTATGCTGAGCGATCTGACGAAAGCTACCGGGCTGGAATGACGTGTGAACGTATTTAAGTTGCGCACCGAAGCAACAAAACTTGCCACCAGCCTGGACGCCGCAAAGCACACCGCAGATCTTGCCGCTACCGTCAGAAGCAAAACAGCCAGAGCCGACGTCACAATGCTCGCCGACATGCTCGGAAATATTGCAGCAGAAGCTAAATATTATGCTGAGATTGCTGACGACCGCTTCTATGCCGGATTGACTTGTGAACGCGTATATGAGGCTATGAGAAATACCAATAATGGACGCATAGAAAAAAGGCAAAATAAAGATAAAAATTAAGAGGTTGGCACTTTTACATGTGATGGATATGAATTATCCAATGAATGAAATACGACTCATCCCTGAGTCAAAATCCCTGACAACTTAGGATGCTAGATAAAGGTCTTAAGCAGCATGACATGATTTTCGATTTAAGCTATTTAAATTAATTTTTATGCTCAAAGTTATGTGTTATTTCCTTACAAAACTAAATCTTGCTATGTTTGGTTAATCATGCGTTAATGAATCTCTGGTTTGTTACGAATTTATCTGAAGCAGTCGCTGAAGTAATTTTATTCCTTGTTCCTGTTGAGATTTCCTTGTTAGCTTTTCTCTCTGATAATTTTTTTCGGACCAATCTGCCCAAGGGCTCACTCAATTAAGGTAATGATTATGTCTAATAAAATGACTGGTTTAGTAAAATGGTTCAATCCTGAAAAAGGTTTTGGGTTTATCACCCCTAAGGACGGCAGTAAAGATGTGTTTGTACACTTCTCTGCTATCCAGAGCAATGATTTCAAAACTCTGAATGAGAATCAGGAAGTTGAATTTAGTGTTGAACAGGGACCCAAAGGGCCCTCGGCAGTTAATGTCGTGGCTGTATAAGGTAACTGTTATTAATAATAATATTCACTTCAGATGCCCGTGTTGTCACGGATCTCAGTACAGAACGTCAAACTTTGATGTTACTGAAAAAAATCCTTTCGGAGCAAAATGTATTTTTTGCAAATCAACAATGATAACATTTGATAATGTTGCACTATACATTCGTTCTGGTCAGTCTTCGTTAGATTTTAGAAAATAAATTTCAGGCTCCTTATGGAGCCTTTTTTGTATGCTTAACTGTTCATTTATGTAAGAACCATCACGGTATAATTATGAAAAAAGTAATTGTTTTTTTTAACTCAGAACCGGCAGTAGTTGTATCTGTAATGAAGGGTGTTACGACGATAATGCGTGAGTTTCCCAATGGAGAAAAAGCTCATTTATCCGTGATGTCTGCGGGATTCCCATCTCTGACTGGAGACCATAAAATAGTTTATGTGGCTTCTGACCGTGATGTCAGTTCCGAAGAGATTCTCGAGGCTGCATCGAAGCTTTTGAAATGAGAACTGGATGTTTCGTGACCTACCCGGATTTTAGTACAGTAGTTTGTGGGGCGCGAGCTCTTTTGCATGAAGATTGTACTGCAACCTCTTGATAATTGAGTCTTTCCATTCTATCTTTTAAACATGTCAGCGCTTATACAAGTGCTCCACGGGGAATGTAACATGCTTGGCGTTGATACGTTAGAGATCAAGAGAGGTAAACAATGAACGTCGAAGATTTAAAAAGAAAAACTGAAGCGGATATTTCTGAATTCATCACAAAAAAAATTATTGAACTCAAAAAAAAGACGGGAAAAGAAGTTTCCGACATCCAGTTTACTGCTCGTGAAAAAATGACTGGGCTTGAAAGCTATGATATTAAAATTACATTAATCTAATTGGTATAAGACTCAGTTCGAGTGAAAAAGCATTATCTTGAAAGGTAATGCTTTTTTATTTCTGTCATAAAATTTAGAACGTTGTCAAAGCCTTCACTTCTAAGCATAGATTTTCTGCCTACCTTTTAACGGGTCCTTCTGGCGATTCTGAACACCGAGGGGGCGAGGACACGCGGAAAACGGCTAGTTTTTTGCATTTTATCGGCATCATCATCATTTCCTTAACTTGTTGATATTTCAGTCGTGAAATTATTCACGATGTCGAAATGGTTAAATATTGTTCATCATCATGGATAACGAACTGAAAAACCTTCGCCTCAATATCAATCAGCTGGCAGCGGTGACCGATCTTCATCGTCAGACGATTTCCAGCAAGCTGAATAACATTGAGCCTGCTCCTGGCAGTAATTCTCGTCTCAAGCTTTATTCTGTCGTGGATATTCTTCGGGAACTGCTGGGCCGTACCACGGCACCCGAGCTGGTGGATATCGATAAGATGTTGCCGCCGGATCGTAAGGCATGGTTTCAGTCTGAACGCGAGAGGCTTAAATTCCAGCAGGAAACAGGTGAGTTAATCCCGGCATCGACAGTGACCCGAGAATTTTCATCGATGGCAAAAGCCGTCGTTCAGGTGCTGGAAACGCTGCCGGATATTCTTGAACGTGATTGTGCGATGACGCCCGCAGCTGTCGTTCGGGTGCAAAAAGTCATCGATGACCTGCGGGATCAGATAGCCCTGAAGGTTGAGCAGGCAGATACGCCGGAACAGGAGGACAGTTCGCCAGAAGAGGAGTAAGCCATGCGACAGGCCACGGCGGCGGAGCTAAGAAAAAACACTGCCGGGATCATCAGAGCACCGCGTCGAATGCCTGTAGCCGAAGCCGTACATAAATATATGCGTGTTCCGGTCGGCGTGGGTAACTCCGTTGAGTGGGATCCTAATCTAGCCCCTTATGTTGTGGAGCCGATGAACTGCCTGGCATCACGAGAATATGATGCTGTCATTTTTGTTGGCCCTGCCCGAACGGGTAAAACCATTGGTCTGATTGATGGCTGGGTGGTGTACAACGTTGTCTGCGATCCGTCTGACATGCTCATCATTCAGATGACGGAAGAGAAAGCGCGCGAACACTCCAAAAAACGTCTGGCCCGAACATTTCGTGTCAGCCCGGAGGTGGCATGCCGGCTGAGTCCCTCACGCAATGACAACAACGTGCATGACCGGACTTTCCTTGCCGGGAACTACCTGAAGATAGGCTGGCCGTCTATCAACATCATGTCATCCTCAGATTTTAAGTGTGTGGCGCTGACGGATTACGATCGCTTCCCGGAAGATATCGACGGGGAAGGGGATGGATTTTCGCTTGCTTCAAAACGTACCACCACCTTTATGTCGGCGGGGATGACGCTGGTCGAGAGTTCACCGGGCAGGGAAATCACCAATACGAAGTGGCGGAGAAAGTCACCTCACGAAGCCCCTCCCACGACCGGGATCCTGTCTTTATATAACCGCGGCGATCGTCGCCGCTGGTACTGGCCATGTCCACATTGCGGGGAATACTTTCAACCAGCCATGGAAGCGATGACAGGCTACCGGGAAACGTCTGACCCGGTAAAGGCCAGTGAAGCGGCGCATATTGATTGTCCGCATTGTAGCGGCATGATTACCGCCGACAGGAAGCGGGAACTGAACGGAAAGGGTGTCTGGTTGAGAGAGGGACAAACTATCGACCGTGAGGGCAACATCACCGGAGAAGCCCGACGCTCGCGCATTGCCTCGTTCTGGATGGAGGGACCAGCGGCGGCATACCAGACATGGGCGCAACTGGTCTACAAATTACTGACGGCGGAACAGGACTATGAGGCCACCGGAAGCGAAGAAACGCTCAAGACCGTAATTAATACTGACTGGGGGCTTCCTTATCTTCCCCGTGCAGCCAGTGAGCAGCGACGTGCTGACGTGTTGATGCTGCGGGCAGAAGATTATGGCAAACGACTTGTGCCGCCGAAAGTCCGTTTTCTTCTGGCGTCGGTGGATGTGCAGGGTGGGAAGAAGCGCCGTTTTGTCGTCCAGATCATCGGGTACGGTGAAAACGGCGAACGCTGGCTGGTGGACCGCTATAACATCCGCCAGTCCCTGCGTTGTGATGAAAATGGTGAGGCACAGCAGGTGCATCCCGGATCCTATCCGGAAGACTGGCAACTGCTCATCACGGATGTCCTCGAAAAAACCTATGCATTGCAGTCAGACCCTTCACGGCGGATGCCCATTCTTGCAATGGCTGTCGACAGCGGCGGGGAAGATGGGGTAACGGATAACGCCTATAAATTCTGGCGCCAGTGTCGTCGTGACGGACTGGGTAAACGGGTTTACCTGATAAAAGGTGACAGCACCCGACGCCAGAAAATCATTACCAAAACGCACCCTGACAACACAGGCCGAAGCGATCGCCGGGCGGATGCGCGTGGTGAGGTTCCGGTATATCTGTTGCAGACAGACCTGCTGAAAGATCAGCTCAGTAACAACCTTGAGCGTGAAACACCCGGTGCCGGGTATATCCATTTTCCTGACTGGCTGGGGGAGTGGTTCTACGAAGAACTGACCTACGAAGAACGCGGTACGGACGGAAAATGGCGCAAACCCGGAAAAGGTAATAACGAAGCCTTTGACCTTTTCTGTTATGCCCACGCCGTCGCTGTCCTGCGTGGTTATGAAAAAATCCGGGACTGGGAACAGCCCCCGGTATGGGCTGCTGCTCAGGAGAGTAATTCAAACATCATTGACGGGGAGCACCCCAGGGAGATTGCTGTGAAAAAAACGGTACCTGTACGTTCGTCTCCTGTTTCTGTAACGGAACAGCCCAGCCCGCTTTCTGGTGGCTGGCTGGGTGTCAGTGACAACGGAGGCTGGCTGTGACGAAATCAGAAATTCAGCAGATGCTGGTAACTGTGCGCCAGGCTTACCGGGATTCTCTGGACGGTAAAAGCGTGTCATTCACGGGGGTTAATGGCCGGGCAATTACCAACCATGACCCAAAAGCCCTGTGTGACGAGCTTGAATATTGGGAAAGGCGCTGGCGCGCTGTCTCAAACCGCAGCAGCTCGTTCAAACTCGCTAACTTTCTGTAAGGCAAATCATGGGATTTTTTGAAAAGGCACTGGGCGCAATATCGCCCGGGTGGGCAGCATCACGCGCACAAAACCGACTCAGACTCAGAGCCTATGAGGCAGCAAATCCGACTCGTCTGCACAAGGGGAAACGTGAATCCCGGTCGGCGGACACCGCTGTATTTGCAGCCGGTACTTCGTTACGAGAGCAGGCCCGCTGGCTGGATGAAAACCATGATCTGGTGATTGGTCTTTTTGACAAGATGGAGGATCGGGTTATCGGTGCTCACGGGATCCACGTTGAACCGCAGCCGCTTGATCTTGAGGGTAATCTCCACTCTGAGTTTGCTGGCCAGCTATCCGCGCTCTGGGCGGAATGGTCGGTTCGCCCGGAAGTGACCGGGATGTTTACCCGACCGGAAGCTGAGCGGCTTTTGTTACGTTCAGCACTGCGTGATGGCGAGGTGTTTACACAGATGGTGCGGGGAAATGTAGCCGGGTTGCAGCATTCAACCCAGGTACCGTTTTCTCTTGAACTGCTGGAAGCGGACTTTGTGCCGTTTAACCTGAATAGTACCTCCGGGCAGCAGATCCGCCAGGGGATTATTGTCAATGCCTGGGGGCGACCGACGGGCTACAGAGTTTATAAGAACCATCCAGCCAGTTTTGCCGGACTCAATGCTGATTTAAAAACTATTTCGGCTGACAGCATGCTGCACCTGGCTATGCGTAAACGGCTTCACCAGCTAAGGGGGATCAGCCTCATCCATGGCGTGATCACCCGGCTCTCCGATATTAAGGATTATGAAGAGAGTGAGCGCGTGGCGGCACGTATTGCGGCGGCTCTGGGTTTCTATATCAAACGTGGGGATGCTCAGTCTCTTGATACAGAAACTGAGTTTTCAACACCAGGTGGGCAGCGCCATTACGATATTGCGCCGGGGATGATTTATGACGAGCTAAAACCAGGCGAGGATCTGGGCATGGTTGAGTCGAATCGCCCGAATGTTCATCTGTATGAGTTCAGGAACGGTCAGATGCGCGCTGTGGCTGCGGGGACTCGTGGCAGTTATTCCAGTATCGCGCGGGATTACAACGGTACCTACAGTTCACAGCGGCAGGAGCTGGTAGAGAGTTTTGAAGGTTACAACGTGCTGCAGCAGTGGTTTGTTGGGCAGCAAAGCCGTCCTGTATACCGAAACTGGCTGGCAATGGCGTTGCTCAGCGGCGTTACCATCCCCAAAGATGTCGACAAAAAATCCCTGTACAACGCGCTCTATCTTGGGCCAGTCATGCCATGGATTGATCCAGGAAAAGAGGCGGCTGCCTGGAAGGCGATAGTCCGTGGAGGGGCAGGTACAGAAGCCGAATGGACGCGTGCACGTGGCAAGAATCCGCAGGAGGTGAAACGTCAGCGTCTCCGGGAAACCCAATTCAACCGAGAAAACGGGCTGGTGTTCGACTCAGACCCCGCCAACGATAAAGGAGTGCTCCCTGATGCAGCAAATGATAAGCCCGCCCCGTCGCGGGACGATGATTAATCCCCGCGCCAGTGTGGCTGGTATCGATGCCGCAAACGGTCAGTGCTGGTATGAGATACGCGCCCTGGCTGCCGGGCGTGTGGAAATATTTCTCTATGACGTGATCGGCGGCTGGGGGATTACCGCTCAGCAGTTTGTCTCCGACTGTAAGGAGGCCGGAGTGTTTGAGGCCAGCGCCGTCGATCTGCATATCCACAGTCCGGGCGGCGATGTGATGCAGGGATTTGCCATCTTTAACACCCTGTCCCGTCTGAAGGCGAAGCTGGATATCTGGGTGGACGGCGTGGCTGCCAGTATGGCTTCAATGATTGTCTGCCTGCCCGGTGCCACGGTGCATATGCCTGAGAATGCCTGGCTGATGGTGCATAAGCCGTGGGGTGGGATCGCCGGGGATTCCGATGATATGCGTGACTACGCTGCCTGGCTTGATCGTAATGAAGCGCTGATGCTCAGTGCCTACATGAACAAGACCGGGCTGGGGCAGGAAGAACTGGAGGCGATGCTGAAAGCTGAAACCTGGCTTACTGGCGCGGAGGCGGTGGAAAAAGGTTTCGCTGACACGCTTGAACCAGAACTGCAGGCCGCGGCCTGTGTGAATCAAAATAAACTGAAGGATTATCAGAATATGCCAGAACAGATTAACAACCTTTTGGGGCCGCGCGCCGAAGCCTCTGCAAGTCAGCCGCAACCCACACAAAACCCGGCTCCGCAGGCTGCAAATAACCCACCTGCACCGCAACCCACCCAGCAACCGATGGCAGGAAATATCGACATTACCGCGCTGGCCGCCCAGCTCCAGCAGCAGATGCAGGCAGCGAATACTGAACGAGTAAGCGCAGTTTCCGCTGTGTTTGATGCATTTCCTGCGTTCGGCTCGCTGAAAGCGGAATGCATCACGGATATTTCCTGCTCAGCGGAACAGGCCCGCACCAAATTGCTCAATGCGCTTGCGGCAGGGACCACCCCGAGTGCCGGAGCGGGTGCAGTTCACATCCACGCGGGTAACGGGAACATTGTTGGTGATTCCATTCGTGCGGCGGTAATGAACCGTGCGGGCTATGCGCAGGCGGAAAAAGATAACGCCTACAACGGGTATACCCTGCGCGAACTGGCCCGCGCCTCGCTGGTGGATCGTGGTATCGGTATTTCTGGTGTCGGTACAGCACAGGCGATGGTTGGGCTGGCGTTTACCCACAGCAGCAGCGACTTCGGCAATATCCTGATGGATGTGGCGCATAAGGCGGCATTGCTTGGCTGGGATGAGGCCAGCGAAACATTCGAACAGTGGACCCGTAAAGGCACACTGACCGATTTCAAAACCGCGCACCGCGTAGGCCTGGAATCACTGGCATCGCTGCGTAAGGTTCGCGCCGGGGCGGAATATAAATATGTCACCATTAAAGATCGTGGTGAGCCTATTGCACTGGCCACCTATGGTGAGCTTTTCAGCATTGACCGCCAGACTATTATCAACGACGACCTGGATATGCTGACGCGTATCCCTCAGGCAATGGGGCTTGCTGCGCGAGCCACTGTCGGCGATCTGGTCTGGGCGGTACTGACCAGCAACCCGAAAATGTCGGACGGTAAGCCGTTGTTCCACGCCGATCACGGCAACCTTGTTACAGCTGATCTGACTATTGAAGGGCTGGATACTGCGCGTAAGGCAATGCTGCTGCAAAAATCCGGCGATCGCCGTCTGAATATTCGTCCGGCCTACATGCTGACGCCAGTGGCAATTGAGTCACGGGCAAATCAGCTGATTAAATCCGCCAGTGTACCGGGTGCAGACGCGAACAGCGGGATCGTTAACCCGATCCAGAACTTTGTGACCGTGGCTTCTGAGGCCCGCCTGGATGACAGCAACCCGACCGATTATTACCTGACCGCTGCGCAGGGGCGCGACACCATTGAAGTGGCGTATCTCGACGGTATCGACACGCCATATCTGGAACAGCAGCAGGGCTTCACTGTGGACGGCGCCGCATTCAAGGTGCGCATTGATGCGGGGGTGGCTCCGCTCGACTGGCGCGGGCTGGTTAAAGTCACCAAAAAATAATGACCGCCGCCTGGCGGTTTTTTTATCCCTGAAGGCGGCGCTGGTCGCCTTTTCCTTTTATGGAGAAAAAACATGGCGAAGAACTATCAGCAGGACGGTACCACACTGGATTATCACAATGCGGGTGTTGATGCCGTTTCATCCGGTGCGCTGGTGGCGGTCGGCGGAATTGCCGGGGTGGCACACAGCGATATTCCTGCTGGCGAGTGGGGAACACTGCATATGGCCGGTGTTTTTGTGCTGCCTAAAGCGGCAGAAGAAATTTCGGCAGGCCAGAAACTGTATCTGGCTGGCGGCAAGCTGACGGTGGCAAAAGGCGATGATGCAACGCCAAATCCGGTTGTCGGTTCCGCCTGGGGAGCAGCTGAGGCGGATGATGCTGATGTTGCCGTCCGCCTGGGGTTCTGATGAGCCGGTTCCGGGAACGTTTGGCTAAAGCGGATGCCCGGATTAACCGGGCGTTTGCCGAAGAAGTGCCTGCATGCCTGCAAACGGGTGAAGGCCCGCGTCTGGTGACCGTGATTTTTGAATCACCGGATGCGCTGTCGGGTGTACCGGGTGGCGGGGAAATTCAGAACCATTCCCCGGCGTTCAGTGCAATGACTGCGGATATTTCCGGTCTCGAAAAACATGACGGTGTGGTGATCAACACCATCCCTTACCGGGTGACACATATCGGCGCGGATGAAGAAGGGCGGACCCGCGTCACGCTGGCATATGGGGAACCCGGCAAAACACAGCCTCAGATCGATAAATGGAGCTGATATGGCGCGGGAGTCTCGACTGCGACGGGATTTACCCGTCGATATTGATGTGGATGTTATCTGGCGAATTGCGGACAGTATCGGTGCGACGCAAAAACAGTTCCGTGCAGCATACTCGCGCGCACTCAGGCGTACTGCCGCTACGCTGCGAAAGAAAGCGATGGCGGATCTGAAAGACGGGCTGGCCCCACGCAGTATGGATCTGGTCCGGCGCCGTTTGCTGTCTTTTCGTCTGGACAGGGGATCGCAGCTGGATAATTTCCGGCTCTGGTTCGGGCTGAATGCCATTAAGGTGAAAGACCTTAAAGGACGAATCAACGGGCGGCTGCGACCGCACCATACCCGGCGTGACCGCAACACGGGGCGTTTTATTAAAGCGCGCCGCCAGGCCGAAAACGCCGGATTTTCCCCGAAAGGTAATCTGCTGAGCGAACGGTCGTTTGAAAACGGGGAGGTGTCCCGTTCAAAACGGGATAATCGCCGGACGGTGGTTATTCGTGATCCCCTGACCCGCCGGACACGCGAAGCAGAAATGGATATCTACGAACCGATGCTGAACTACGTCGAGGACAACGCATTTGCCCAGGCGATGGAGATTTTTATGCATCACTTTGAAACCGACATTCGCGGGCGCGTAAAGGCCCGTATTTCTGTCTGAGGTAACGAACGATGGCCGAGCCACTGTTGCTGGGGCGGTATCATGATGCTGTGACTGAGGCATTAAAAAAAATCGGATGGGTGCGTGATGCCGGTGCGTATCCGGAAAGAAATGTTCCCCGCTTTTCGGGGCTGACCACACCCGCGGTGTATTTCTCGATTAACAGTTGGGAACAGGGAGGAGGAAATGAGGGACAACTGAGCGTTAATTTAACCTGTGATCTCTTCGTGGTGGTGGATGCCGCCGGATCGGGTGTGAGCCAGCCTGAAATTTTTGTCAGAACCGCTGCGGCCGATATCACCCAGTGGATTGACGGACAGCAGTTTGGTCTGGGCCATATTGAGCCTGCGGTATTCACCACGGCTGAACGTGATGAGTTTGATCCGCGAATGGATGATTATCTGGTCTGGCGTATTTCATTCACCCAGGCGGCTGCATTTGGTGCTGATCCCTTTGCACACACTGGCATGCCCCTGCAGAAGGCCTGGCTGGGTGTTGCACCTGATACGGGGCGAAATCACGTGGATGACTATCAGCTTATCTGGGAGGCTCCGCCCGATGAGTGAGATAGCAGGCGACCTGCAGCGCAGACTGGCGAACCTTGTCCGGCGCGGCGTTATCCACTCCGTCAGGCACGATAGTATCCCTAAATGCCGGGTGGATTTGGGGGATATCATCACAACCTGGCTGCCGTTGTGCCAGGGGTTTTCCGGAACAAACCGCGCTGATTCAAATCCATATGCCGTGGGGGATGCGGTTACGGTCCTGTCCGAAGCCGGAGAACTCAACAACGGACGGGTGTTTCCCGGCTGGAATACGGGAAAGCTGCCGGTGCCGGAAGGAAGCGACAGCGAGCACATTACCCGTTACAGCGACGGGACTGAGATCCGTTATGACAGGGAAGCGCATGCCCTGACGATTACGCTGGCTGATGGTGGAACCTACAAAATTGTCGGTAAAGGTACGCTGGATGGTCCGGTTGAAATTACGGATACCCTGACGGTCCAGGGCAAAACCCAGATTAATGCTGACACGTTGGTTGCAGGAAATATCGGCGCGTCAAAGGAGATAACGGATAAATCCGGCAGTATGAGCAAGATACGTGAAGTATTTAACAACCACGATCACCCCGGCGACAGCGGTGGGCTCACCGATAAACCCAATCAGAAAATGTGACCTGCTGCGGCAGGTTTTTTTTATGCCTGGAGAAAAAGCATGTCTCAGTTACATGGCGTTGAAACTATTGAACTCACCTCGGGTACGGTGGCGGTTACCACGATCCAGACAGCCATTATCGGCCTGGTAGGAACGGCACCGGATGCGTCGGGCGGAACCGCCGCATCGGGATCATCCGGTACACCCATTCTCGATAACGTTATCGACTTCACTGCAACCATTAAGGGGCGGCAAGGCAATGTCATCAATGTCGCTGCGCTGGCCGGACAGCCGGCAGCCGAAAATCTTGCTGCGGTTGCGACGTCAGCTCGCTGGGATCCTGAATCGCTCACACTGGAAATCACGCTGGGTTGTGATGAGCACGGTGTTATCACGGCTAAACCCGGAGACGTTGCAGAGGCTGTCGGTGGTGTTGATGGCGCAAAAGTCAGCGCGAGCGGGCGCGGTGACGGGATTGTCCAGCCCTTCAGCCTGCAATTAGCGGGGGGTGAAGATGAACCCTTTCCACTCAATACGCCGGTTGCGGTTGTCGGCACCACGCTGTTATCCCGCCTGGGTGAAAAAGGTACGCTTAAACAGGCACTGACTGATATTAACGATCAGCGTAATGCGCTGACGGTGGTGGTGCGTGTTGCGGATGAAAACGATGAGGCAAAACGACGCGCGGCGGTACTGAAGGGGATCGGCACCCTGTCATCAGCGAAATCTGTTACGACGTACCAGCCGCGTATTGTGATTGCACCGGGTTTCAGTGAGGACGATGCGGTTGGTAAGGGGCTGGAAACCGTGGCCGGGAAATTGCGCGCCGTCGCATATGTTGACTGCGCCTCCGGTGCGACGCTGCAGGAAGTGGTACAGCGTCGACAGTCCTATGGCGCACGAACTGAACTGTTGCGCCCGCGGGTCCAGGCGAGTGATGCAGATGGCCAGCTGGTTTATCGCCCATACTCTGCGTTTGCTGCCGGATTACGCGCCCGCATTGACTTTGAAAAAGGCTGGTGGTGGAGCAAGTCGAACCAGGACATCAACAACATCCTCGGTGTTGAGCAGATCGATGAATTTATCCTCGGGGATGAGAACTGCGATGCAAACCTGCTCAACATGCAGAACGTGTCCACCATTATCCGCCGGGCGGGGTTTAAACACTGGGGGAACCGCCTGTGTGCAACCAATCCTCAATGGCGTTTTGAATCTGTCCGCCGTACTGCTGATGTTATTGAGGACAGCATTCAGGAAACCATGCTGGAGTATGTTGACCGTCCACTAGACCGGGAAAATGCGGATGACATTATCGGCACCATCAATGCCTATATGCGGCAACTGGTCGGTCTTGGCGCCATATTCGGTGGGCGGGCCTGGCTGGATGAAGAACTGAACACAGCGGAAACCATGGCGTCGGGTGTCCTGTACATCAACTATGACTTTGGTCCGAAATCGCCGACTGAACTTATCAGCCTGCGCGTCCGGGTGAACAATAACTATGCGCTTGAGGAGATGCTTGCAGCATGAGCGATAAAAACACACTACGCGTCTGGACCTTCTTCCGGCAGGGGATCCGTATTCAGGGGGCGCATGAATTTACGCCGCCGTCTCTGGCAATTGTTAAAACGGATATGCGTACCGGCGCACAGGATGCGCCCACCCCGGTTGATGACGGCATGGAAGCACTGACCTGTCAGGTTAAATTTTATGGGATAGATACGGACATGCTGGCCAGCTTCGGTTTTGTCAGTGGCAGCCGTTCACGCTTTACGGCTTATCAGGGCTATCTCGGTAACGGTACTGCGCGCGGTACGGTTGAGGAAATTGAGGGGTTTGTACAGACCGTCACGCCGGATGCGCGGGGTAAGGACACGCTTTCCGAAAATGCTGTGACGGTTGATATTGCTGTCAGCTACTACCGTCAGTCACTGGACGGGCGAGAACTGTTTGCCATTGATACAGAGCGTTTTGCCCGCCGGGTGAATGGCGTTGATGTCCTTTCAGGTCTGGCTGCCAAAGTGCGTCTCTAATTTCACTGTTATCTCACCACTGTAACGGCCTGCGGGCCATTTTTTTATGGAGCATCCTATGAGCTTTCCTGGTGAAACCCGCGTTATAAAACTGTATTCCCCCGTATCACTTGATAACGGGGTTGTGATCGATGAAGTCACCATGCGTGAACCGCTGGTTCGTGATCGCATCACTCATGCCAAAGACCGCGGCAACGAAGAAGAGAAAGAAGCCCGCATGATTGCGCTGCTGTGCAATCTCAGTGAACAGGATCTCTGGCTGATGACGGCGGCAGATTACTCACAACTGCTGGATGCCTTTAACGTTTTTATGCTCCCGCCCGCGAAGCGACCGAAGGCGGACTCCTCCGGGCAATAAGATTTCTGGGGCGGCGGCTGCATTTCCCGATGGCGGAATACCTCGATATGCCGTTCAGCACTTTCTCTGTTTTTTTGACCGACGAACTGGAGACGATGAACCGTGGGCGCAATAAGCCAGAACCTTAAGGCCGTCATTACCTTTGGCGGAAACCTGGATAATTCATGGAAACGGTCTGCAGATGGTCTGCAAAAAAGCCTGAAAGATGTCGGAAAGCAGTCTGAGCGACTGACAAAAGACCAGACCAAACTGGCAGCAGAAATCAAACGCGCCAAACTGGCCGGTGAAAGCCTGGGCGATTTGAAGCGCCGCTATACCGATGTTTCCAGGGAAATCCGCAAAACGGAGGCAGAGCAACAGAAACTGAATGTGCAGATGCAAAAATCACAACGCATTCAGGCGTTCAAAGGTGCCGGTAAAGGCCTTTTCCGGCGCGGTCTGGGGATCGCCGGGCAGGTGGGCGGGATGTTTGGATCCGGGCTGGCTATTGGCGGTGGCGGCGTGGTGGCTTCAGCACTTGGCACACTGATAGCGCCAGCTGCCACCAATGCTGAAACGGCAACCCGCACTAATGTGGCAAAAAGTTACGGCGTGGACGTGGCCACGTTTAATGCCTGGGATTCTCTGGCAAAGCAGTACGACATGAATGCGGAAAACATTGGCGATCTCTTTGAAGAGTATCTGCACAAATCCGGGGAGTATAAACAGAACGGTAAGCAGAGCTCGCTGCAGGATGCCTTTGAAACGCTCGGGTTCAAAGCAGGTGATTTTGCCGGGCTCAGTGATATGGCGCAATTCGACAAAATTGTTGAACGGGCGCTCAGCCTTCAGGATGAGTCAAAAGCTTCCTTTGCACTGGATTCTCTTTTTGGCGGGGAAGCGAGCAAACTGCTGATGCTTATCAAGCAGTCTGGCCGGAGCTACCGCGACCTGATGGACGAACAGCGGCGCTACAACCTTGTGACCAAAGAGGGCGCTGATGGGGCTGTTGCGGGTAATCAGGCTATCAATAATCTCCGCACCGTTTTCTCTTCTGCGGTCGCAGAAATTTCCGGCCAACTGGGAAATGAACTGGCGCCTGATATCAGGCGCCTGACGGATGATCTTGCCGACTGGTTCAAAGGTGGTGGTGTCAGGCGCATTGTGACTTTTCTGCGAAACGATCTCTATCCCGGCGTTCTGTCTTTCGGGCAGGGGGTGGTTTTTGTCGGCAAAATTATTTACGCCCTGGCTAAAAAACTGTCCTGGCTGTTGCCAGATGACCTGAATGACCAACGTGATGTACTCAAAACGCTTGCTGCTAATGGGGTAGAAAGAGCGCGCTTCAGGGCCAGTCAAAACGGACAGGGGGAATGGTTCGAACAGCAACTGAAAGATCGCCCGGATCTGCCGGAAAAAGTTAAACGCTCTTGGGAATCAACTCGTGGGCTATTTGGCTTTGATTCTGACGATGAGACTTTTAACAAATCACTCGAAAGGTATCTGTCACCAGAAGGCGGCGATACGCTTTTAAACTGGAATACAGCGCTACAGAGGAACAAGGGGCGTTCAGTGCAACCACCCTCTGATTCGTCGGGGGGAGATATCGGGTACTGGGATACCTTACTTCAGCGTATGGACAATCTGGATAAACAGCCACCATCCAGGCAGGTTACAGACAACCGAAAATTCGAATATCGATTCGAAATTAATGCCGCGCCGGGACAGGATGAGAAAGCCATTGCCGATGAAGTGACAACGATGACGAAAAACAATTCTGCCTTTAATGGTGATAACAGCCTTCTGGATGGGGGATTTCTCTGGTGAGTGAAATTATCCCGATCTTTGAAGATTCCGGTCAGCGCAGTACCAGCGCATTACGGGGTGGGCAGGAAGCCCGCGTCATGATGATGCTGGGGAATTTTGCCTTTTCGATTGATACAACGGCTTATCATCAGCTCACCCGTGAGGCCAGCTGGCGCTGGAGTGAACAGGAACGCATTGGCAAACAGGACCTTCTTCAGTACACCGGAAAGCCCGGGCGTACTGTCAGGCTTGAAGGGCAGTCTCACGCCTTTTTCCGTAAAGGCGTGGAAGGGGTGAATGATTTATTTGATCTTGCCGATCAGGCTAAACCCCAGCAGCTTGTCAGCGGAGAAGGTGATGTGCTGGGGTGGTGGGTGGTGACCGACTTTTCAGACACGACGAGTAAGTTTTTACCGGGTGGCGGTCACCGAAATAAAAACTGGACGATGACGCTGAAACACTATGCCGACGATCTATCAAACCCGTGACGGGGACGTACTGGATGCGATTTGCGCCGTGCATTACGGTACTGAAAATCTTTCAGACTCAGTGACTCAGGTTCTGGAGGCCAATCAGGGGCTGGCGGAGCAGGGAGCTGTGTATCCTTCCGGCTTGTACATCACATTGCCGGATCTGGTGATGCCCGTTGCGGAATCGCCATTTAGTTTATGGGATTAATATGGCAGATCAGACAGCAAGGCCGGAATATGCGCCGGCATTCAGCATACAGGCCGAAGGGAAAGATATAACCCGGGTGCTGCAAGAGTGCCTGAGTGAACTGACCCTGACGGATTATGGTGGGGCAACAGCAAAAGCAGATGAACTGAAAATCAGTCTCATCTCTGAAACGCTGGCGCTTCCCACCAAAGGTGCCCGGCTTCAGGTCGCTCTGGGATTCAATGAACAACTGATCGATAAAGGCTGGTTTGTTGTCAGTGGCGTCTCGAGCGGTGGCCCGCCAAGGCGTATCGAGCTGTATGCGACCGCCGCGCCGATGAATGCACAGAAACAACCCGGAGACGTGACAAGCCAGAAGACACGGAGCTGGGATAACCTTCGCCTTGCCGATATTGTCAAAACCGTGGCCACCGACAACGGGCTTATTCCCCGCGTGGCCGACGCACTGAAAGATATTCATATCAGCCACATCGATCAGGTGGCGGAATCTGATGCCAACCTGCTCGCAAGGCTTGCACGTGACTACAATGCAGTGAGCAAACCATCAGGCGGTTACTGGCTTTTTTTGCAGCAGGGAGCCACGGTAACGGCTTCAGGGAAACAGACTGGCGGGATAACCATCACACCGGATGAAGTATCAAACTGGTCCTACAGTGAAGGTGAGCGGGGGAGTTCGACGGGGAAAGCTACGGGGAGCGGAGGAAAAGCCAAAGAGAAAATCGGTGTGCGTTATTACGACGAGGAGGATGGTACGACAAAGACCTCCACGGTTGAACATGATGGCCCGGCGATGATCAATCCCTATACCCAGTCGGAGAAAACCACTGCCGAGCAACAGGCAAACTCCAGGAAAACCCAGGCGAAACGTAACGAGCAGAAAATGACGCTCACGGGGCCATGTCGCCCCAAACATGTTCCGCTGACAGCAGAGGCAGGTGTGACGACTTCCGGTTTTGGCTCCCGTGAGGATCGGGCCTGGGTGGTTGAGTCTCTGGTCTTTTCTCTGACGTCAGCAGGATTCAGCTACACCTACAACCTTGTCGTGGACATTCGTAAACCCGCAGCGGCTTCGAAAAAATCAGAAAAGCAGGACAAAACAGGCCCGTCCTACTTCGGTTAACCCTTCCGCCATCCGGCGAATCAGCAACGGAATTTAATCATGAACGGTGTAAACAACCGGACCGGAAAACGCCTGTCCGGCGTCGCCCATTTGCGCCAGTCCGTCAGCGACATACTGACCACGCCCATCGGGAGCCGGGTTCTTGTCCGTGACTATGGCAGTGATCTGTTTTCGCTGGTGGATAACCCACGGGATGATATGACCCGTCTACAAATAATCGCCGCGTCTGCGACCGCACTGGCCCGGTGGGAGACGCGGCTGAAGGTAACCCGTGTGCTTGTTTCCTTTCCTGAAGGGAAGTCCGGCTGTGTACTGGATATCGAGGGGATCAACAAGGAAACCAATTTACCTGTCAGAACGGGAGACATAACGATTTATGGCAAGCAGCTATGACGTGATCAACCTGTCAGAACTGGACGTACCGGATGCCATTGTGGTGCCGGATGCGACGGAAATCTTCACCCGGTGGCTGGCGCGCCTGCGGGAACTTGATGAGCAGTTTGATGCGCTGGTGGAATCCGATCCGACGTTTAAACAGGGGGAGGTGAATGCCTATCAGCTGACGCTGGCTTTTCAGCGGGTCAATGATGCCGTGCGGGCGGTATTTCTCGCGAGTGCAAAAGAGGCTGACCTTGACCAGATAGGTGCCGCATTCAACGTTAAGCGGCAGGTGATTAAGCCCGGCGATCCACTTGCTGTTCCGCCTGTGGAGCCTGAGCTGGAAGGCGATGCGGCATTTCGCGAACGTATCCAGCTTTCATGGGCACAGCTGAATACAGCAGGCGCGCGTAACGCTTACCGCTTTCATGCAAAGTCTGCCGATACGGATGTGCTGGATGCAGATGCCTATGGGCCGGAAACCCATAACCGGCCCGGCTACGTTGATGTCTATGTCCTGTCCCGTACCGGGGATGGGACAGCGGGACAGCCCCTGCTTGATAAGGTTAACAGCACACTGAATGCGGATGAAATCCGCCCGTTAACGGACTATGTGACGATAAAAAGTGCCACGATTGCAAACTATGCTGTTACGGCAGAACTGGAAATTCCGGAAGGACCGGACGCCAGTACAGTGCTGAATAATGCCATCGATGTTTTACGGTCATACACCACGCTTTCCCATCGGATTAAAACCGTCGTCCCCCTGTCCGCCATTTATGCAGCTCTGCAGCAATCCGGTGTGGTCAGGGTAAGACTGATTTCTCCGGTGGCAGATCTGGAAGCGGAAGCGGGTAAAGCACCGTGGTGTACGGCCATCAATGTCACTCGCAGGGAGGTCAGCAGCAATGACGGCTAAGTTTCGATCCCTGCTGCCTCCTGGCGCATTTCATGAAGAGCGGGCGCAGGAGCAGGCCAGCGCTGAGCAAATCGCCACTCTTGATACCAATATGGTGCGCAAGTCCAAAAACCCTGATACCTGCCCGGCGCATCTTCTCCCCTGGCTGGCCTGGGAGCATGCTGTTGATTTCTGGGATGACAGCTGGACAGAGGCGCAAAAGCGGCAGGTGATAAAAGATGCCGCTTATGTTCATCAGCACAGGGGAACGGCCGGGGCGGTACGCCGTTCTCTTGGGTCAGTGAACCTGCCCACGACCGTGGTTGAGTGGTGGGAAGACACCCCACGCGCTGTACCTTACACCTTCCGGATCGAAGTACAGAGCAGTGAAGGGGTCAGTGACGCCCTCTATCATCAGATCCGCCAGCTTACTGACCGTGCCAAGAACCTGCGTAGCTATCTGAGCAAAATTGATGTGATGGCGAATGTGGGTATGGACGGTGCTTTTTATTTTTCGGGTGCGACAACAGCGCATATCGATGTGGACATTTTTGCCGGGGAATCTCATGGCTGATTACTACTCAATTATCACTAACCGGGGTAAAGAACTGGAGGCAGAGGCGCTTGCCAGTGGTCGTCTGATTGCACTGACTCACTTTGTGGTGGGTGACAGTAATGGCAAGCAGGTCAGGCCTGATCCGGCGCAAGTCCGGTTGATTAATGAAACTTACCGGGGAGATATCGCTGATCTGGTTGTGTCCCCGGAACAGTCCACGCAGTTAATGGCGAAAATCGTTCTGCCGACCGGGATTGGTGGATTTACCGTTCGTGAAGTCGGTTTAATGACGGATACCGGAGAACTTTACGCGGTGGCAAACTGCCCATCGATCGATAAACCTGTTGGTGGTGTCAGTGTAAATATGCAGTTTCGCCTGGCAGTATCAGATACCTCAAGCATCACGCTGAATGTTTCCACAGGAGACGGATTATTTCTGCGTATAGACCAGAACCTGAAAGAGATAAAAGCGCGTGGCGCGGAAGCACAAAAAACATCGCGGGAGTCAATTGGTGTCGTTGATGGTTCTACACAACAAAAGGGATTGCTCCAGCTTAACAGTGCGGTGAACAGCACCAGTGAAACACAGTCAGCGACTCCACTGGCTGTCAAAATCGCGATGGATAATGCGAATGCGCGACTGGCAAAAGACCGGAACGGCGCTGATATTCCGAATCCGCCATTGTTTGTCCAGAATATCGGCTTAAAGCCTACGGTTGATAAAGCTGCTAATGCCGTTGATAAAAATGGCGACACGATGACCGGAAACCTGACACTCAAGGGTGATTACCGGCTGAGTTTTATTATCCAGAATGAAGACGGTTCTATTCGTGCTTATATCTTCAAGGACAAAGGTGGCGACGGTATTCGCATCAGTAATGGCGATGACGGCGGCGGTGATTTTGTTTTTGGTAAAAATGGACAGTTTTACTGCCCGGATATTATGCATGTTGGTAATACGATTGTATGGGGTGACGGAAATATCGAGGGGGCGCGATGGGGCGGTTTGTTGAGCGACTGGTTAACTGCTCAACTGGTTGCCCGTGACAATAATATTAACTTGCGAGCACCCTATGAATGGGTTAACCAAAACTTTGTCAACCGTGTACAGCGCGGCGCACAGGCCAGCATGACTATGGACGGCAGACTTGTAGAAGCTCCATCTGGATGTTTTCTTACAGGGGGGAACGGTAACGAGGGTAATCAGGTTGGCGTGGCCTTATACCGTTCATTGCAAACGCGTCGTAATAATGTCTGGGCTATTATTGAGAACTAAAAATGAAACTGATTAACTTGCAACGCTACATTCCTGATGAATTATTTTTAGGTGATGGCATTCAGTATTTTATAGATGCCACAGGAAAGGACTGGTATAAATCGCTGTCTCAATTCACAAAGAAATACAGCCTGGCAATCGAAAACGATACTGGCATTATTCGTAGTATCAGCGAAGATGCATCACGGCTTTATCCCGGTGGTTTGACGGTTGTTGATGTTGACAGTATTCCTGATGGTTGTGACATCTTCGGGGGATGGGTTTTTGACGGGGAAAAAGTTATTCCACGCCAGTACACAGATGAAGAACTAAAGCGGCAGGCAGAAGCAAAAAAACAGGCGCTGCTTATGGAAGCCGATGCCGCGATTACACCACTTGAACGGGCAGTCAGGTTAGGCATGGCAACCGATAAAGAAATAGCACTGCTCACTGAATGGGAAAGATATTCGGTACTGATAAGCAGGATTGATACCAGTAATCCGCTGGAAATTGCCTGGCCGGACAAACCTGAACAATAGGGTGCTGTGTTGGGAATCAATCCGCTGCAGCTTTTACGAAGCGATGCTGTAGCGGATGTTGAAAGGCTTTATGCGCTTACTGACCAGAATTCAGTTTCTTCAAACATTTCCTGAACTGTCTGACTTATCTGTTCTTTCTCCTGCTTGCTGGCATCAGTGTTGATCGCCGGCAGTGTCATCAT